TAGCTTACAAAGACAAAGAGCAATTGAGCAACTATTTGGTAAGTTCCAACAAGCACGTCTTTCTGCATTATTTGATAACGTTATTCGTGATGGTAACCAGGCATCTCGTGTTCTTGATTTAGCGTCTGCTTCTGTAGAAGATCTTGCAGCTCTTGCTGAAAAAGAATTAGGAATTACTGCAGATTCTGCAATGAATAAATTTAAAAAATCTGTTGAAGATTTAAAGGTTGCCTTAGTACCAGTTGGAGAAGTATTTTTACAAATAGTAACTCCAATTTTAGAAAAACTTTCCTCATTGGTTGAATGGTTTAATGGATTATCTGATACTAGCAAAAAAGCTATTGCCAAGGTAGTATTGTATTTAGGTGGCATTGCTCCAGTGCTACTTATGACTCTAGGCTTGATGTCAAACTTTGTTGCTAATGGTATAAAAGGATTGATGTTATTAAGAAATGGATTTTTAAGATTAACTGGTCAATCAAAAATTTTGGGTGAACAAACAAATTATTTAACAGTTGAACAACAGAATGCAATATCTGCTGCAGCGTCACTAGAACAATCACATATTAATTTACAACAAGCTTTTACAGGAGAAACAGCTGCAGTTAGACAGTTAATATCCGAGTATCAAAGAATGGTTGCTGCACAAAATATGGCAGCAACAAGATTCCCTGGGATGATGGCTTCAGGATATGTTGCACCAAAGAAATTTGCAAAGGGCGTTATGAGTGTTCCAGGACCTAAAGGTGCTGGCGATATAGTTCCAGCAATGCTATCTCCAGGAGAAGCAGTTATTCCAGCTAAGATGACACAAAAATATGGTGGTTTGATTAATGGAATGATTTCTGATAATATTCCAGGTTTTCAGGGTGGACTAGGAGTTGCAACTGGCGTATCAAGCGCATCTGGGTTAGTATTTACACATGGTATTGCACCAAAAGAAATTGGAAAAGAAATAGCTGATGCTCTTATAAGTGTTGTTTCGCCATCACAAAGAACAGCATTATCACAAGCAACATCATTAAAAGGCTTAACAAATTTTGGATTTATTGCACCAGAAACATTGAATATGGGAAGAATGAGTGGTACAGATGCCTCATCATTCTTTGGTCAAAACACAGAATTAGCAACATCAAGAATATTAAAAAGTATTTATGATTTAGTTCCATCTGCAGCAAGTGATCCAGCAGTTAAAGATGACGTTCTTTTATTTGGAAGAAATATATCAAAAGAATTAGCTACTGCAGGATCTAGAGCAGTATCTGAAAAAGATTTCTACGTACATGTAGAAAGAGCATTATCAAATACAATGAAAACGGCAACAACAAATGCTTTTAGAAATAGCATACCGTTAATTCAATCACAATTAACAACGGTTGCAGCTTATGGTGGTGAAGTTAATAGAGGAAAGCGTGGACAAAGACTTGCAATCTCAAAGAAAGCTCAAATGGCTGCATTTGGATATACTGCTGGAATGGCATCTTATAAATCACAAACATTAACTAGCCAAATTAGACGATCAGGATATAATGCTGGAAATACTGCAGTTACTGCAGTTGCCGAAGGTGCTGCAACAAAGTCCCCATCTAAGAAAACAATTTTAGTTGGAGAAGATATTGCTCGTGGTTTACAGGTTGGTATGGCGAACCAAATTGATGAAACAAAAGATATGGCATCAAAACTTGCAGTAGCAGGATCATCACTAATTAATCCTAAAACTGGTAGACCATTTAATGTTCAAGATATAGCAGCACAAACAAGAGTTACTGGACCACAGGTCGGAGGAATGGCAAGTGGTTTAATTTTACCAGGCCAACTTGCAGCACAACAAGGTCTTATTCTTCCAGGACAAACTGGAGCAAAACCAAAAGGGCTCATTATTCCAGGAAGGCCAAACTCATTCGGACCTCCTCCACTTATCATACCAAGTGAAATGAATCGTAAAACTGCAGGTGGATTAATTGATCCAAGAACTGGTGGATATTTTCCACCATTGGTAGCAGCACCACCAGTAGCAAATGAAGTACAACAAGATAGACAGTCTAGATTTAGTAGGGTTAGGGGAGCTGTATCAAATAGATTTAGAAGATCTCCAAAAGAACAGGGTGCACCTAGCACTGGTAAAAGAGGAATGGGTAGGGTATCTGGTGCTGGTATGGGTATTTCTGCATTAGTTTTTGCTTTATCAATGCTTCCTGGAAAACTTGGACAGCTTGCACAATCTATAATGCCAGCTGTTTTTGCATTACAGGCTTTTGCAATGTTGGCAGGAGCTATAGGCGGAATTGGCGCTGCAGTTGTTGCTGTAGGTGTTGGTTTGTATATGTTGAATAAATCTGCTCAAGAAACTGCACAAAAACTTGTAGATTCTGCCAATATGGAAGCAGAGGCTCGTTATGGAAGCGCAAAATCAATTGAACAGTTTGCAGAGTTTAGTGGAAGGTCGCTTCCAAGTGGAAGAGAATTTACTAGAAATAATAGACAGATTATTTCTGCTAGTGGTGCAGCAGTAGGCAGGTTTAATGAGTTTTATGGACAAAAAGATAATAGGGCAACACAAGTTATAAATGCTGCTGCAATACGAGGTCCAGAAGCAGGAATACAGGCAGCTGCTATAGATGTAGCACAAAGAGCAGCAATTTTTGGCCTTGGCCCAGCAGACATTGCAGCTAATATTAAATCTGCTGCAGACCTTATAGGGGCAGATCAAGTAAAACTAAAAATGGCTGTACAAGAAATATTGTCTCCAGATGGTAAAGATATTACAAAAGAGCCACTTACCGTTAAAGCAAGAATGGAATTTTTACAGGATCAAGCAACACAAAATATTAAGTCAATTAATGAATCTATAGCAAGCCTTGCTGGGGTAAAGATGCCAAAAGTTGAAGCAGTAGGAACTAAGCAGTTCTTATCAACTGGTGGTCTTGGAGCAGCAAGAAGATTAATAGACATAGGCAAACGTGTTCGTGGCGGAGAAACATTTGACAATGCAGCGACAACAATGAGCTATCAAGAGCTCAAACAGGCTGCTGGGTATCAACAAGGAATTAACGAATCATATAGTGGTGGATTCGGTAGCGAAGTAATGGGCGTTCTTAAGCAAGGGGCAAGAAATGCATTAGGATTTGCGTATGAGATAGATCCTATAAAAGAATTTGATAGAATTCAAACTGCTGTTTCTTCTTCAACAGTACAGCTTTCTATAGCATTTACACAACAAAAAGAATCATTGGCATTACTAAATCAACAATATGCTGACGGAATAATAACTAAAGAAGAATATGATAGACAGATAGCAATATCTTCTTCAAATTTTGCACAGCTTGGAGAATCAAGCAAGACACTTATTACTGAACTAGACAAAATTGATAGCTCTGGTGCATTATCTGCAGATGCATTAAAATCTATGGGAAATGAAGCATTTGCTGCATTAAAAAAATCAAATCCAGAATTATTTAAAAAAATTACTAAATCAATGAAAGACCTTAATGGTGCATCACAAATTGACATTATGATGGGGTATGCACAAGGCAGTTTAACAATTTTGGATGTTGCAAGACTACCAGAAGTTTTAGAAAAAATTGATGGTAAAACAGTAACTGCTGCAATTAAAATATTACAAGAAGAAGGATTTTCTGCTGGCTTAAAAGAAAGTGATATTAGATCAAGACTTTCTACTCTTGATAAAGAACTGATATCTTTAGCACCATCTGGCCCAGAAGGAGCAAAAAGAAGAGCCGAGCTTCTAGATGAACAAAAATTTTTACAAAAAACATTAAAAGATATAGAGGAATCTAAAAAAGTTGGGCAAGGAACATTTGATACAGATAAGACAAGAAAAAAGGTAGCGTCTGGTGTAGGGAAAATTACTGATGCATATGACAAAGAGCTAGAGGCATTAAGAAAGAAAAGAGATGCCCTTAAAGATGTTAATAATGAGCTAGATCGTCAAAACCAGTATCAGATGAAACAGATGGATCTTATTAATCAAGCAGCTAGAGCAAAAATATCTGGAGATTTCTTACAAGCAGCCCAACTACAGCAACAATCAATGTTTGAGGGTGCAAAGTTTGCAAGAGAAAGCACTGAGCTTCAGATGGATAGAGTTATTACGAAAGTAGAAAATGCAAGATCTAGGGTTGAAGATACTAAAAAGTTTACCTCAAAAGATAAAGAGCTACTGGCAAAACTAAGAGCTAAAGACTATGAAGGTATATCTGCAACTCCAAAAACACCACAGGTGGGATTTAATGAATCTGCAACAGGGTTTGCTGGATCTACCACAAATATTGGTGGAGCAATGTATACTGTTACTATGAACATATCTGGAGAAAATGCACAAGACATTGCTGATAAGGTTATTAATAAATTAAATGTTTTAAACAATAAAAATAATAAGAGCAATAAGGTGAAGAAATAATGGCATACAAATTAAACGCTGGTCTTGAGATATCTCTTAATAATAGTACTTGGTATAAACTTACAGACCATAATCGCACAGAAATAGTAGTAAGTCCTATTGTGATTGAAAAAGAACAAAGAATGGCAAACGGTACTCTAAGAAAATTTGTTGTCAGTAAAAAAGATGTCATATCAACATCCTGGTCATTTTTACCAGCTCAATCTGCAGATATTGTTGATGGCAACTATAGTGGTTCGTGGCTTACATCATTTTATAATGCTAATGTTGGAACCCCTATTTATGTTAAGCTTACTGCTGCTAAACATACAGATCCGTCTATTGGACAAGTTCCAGTTGCAAATACATATGTTTCAGCATCAACTGGAACAAAAACATATCAAGCTTTTATTACTAACTTTAGTAGAACAATAAGAAAAAGAACAATAGTAACTGACTATATTGATTTGACTATTGAGTTTACGGAGATCTAATGCTAGATGTTGTAAGCTCTAATGTTTTTGCAAATTCAAATTCAATAAAACTAACACCAGTAGTTTTTGCTGAATGGAATCAAAATATATTTAATCCACCATATGCAACTGTTGCTGGAGATGGTACACTTCAAACAGGAATATCAACCACAACAACATTGACAGATGTTTCTGGATCGTCTGCAAAAACTGGTTTTACAACTAAAAAATTTGCTATGGCTGCAGATAAAGATACAATTGAATACTCTATAACGCCTACAGCAACTAGTAGTGCTTTTAAAATTATTACATATATAAAAACAAATCAAAACAATCCAATCATGGCTAGTGTTTTTGCACAAGGATCATCTAGTCAGTTTGGATCATCTAGTGTTGAAATTAATTCATTTGGATGGTTAAAGGTTGAAACATATATTGGTGGTGCTTCTAAAACAGATAATATTTCTTCTTTTACATATAAGATTATTTTAAATAGATTTAGTACTGCAGATCCAATTCCAGAAGTTTTATTTACAGTACCGCAGGTATATGCAACAACATATTTTGATTACCAGTATAATTCTATGTGGCCCTCAGACTCTGTATTTACAAATTTTAGACCAGGTGAGTCATATGTAAATACAGGAAGTTCAAAATTTTCTTTTCCATCTAATTTCAGAAAAGTAAATGAAAATCTTGTTAATGGATATACTGGCGATGCTTATATGCCAGTAAGCCCAATTGTTCAAAATCCACAATCAATAAATGTTGCTCCACCAGTTCCGCTTTATAAAAATGGACTACTTAGTGATATGAATCAATATAAGTATTTTATATCAGACAACACATCAAAATCAATTACTGGGATATATGACCCATCTGGCATTATTGCAAATAAAATAGTAATTAAGTTTAATACACTAATGGCTGTTCCTACAATAAATGTTGCAGTAAATGGATCAAACATCACTGTTGATGGATCTCAAGCAATCAGTTTGGCAACAAACTCGGGCAAAGAAAGTAATGGTGTTAGAGAAGACGCAGGGGTGCTTGTATTATATTGGACTGGCTCAGCATGGACAAGATCTAGGTGGTCAGTTATGCCAACATTTTCTTCAACTGGATCAATTGCTACGTCTACCACAATTAATAAAATAACTGTGACTCAAACAACTAATACTGCAAGGACTCAGTTTGCATCATATACGTCTGCAGCTTTTATTGAGGATTTAGCTAGAATGCAAGTCATTGAAATATCTCCAAGGCTTGAACTAGACTTAACTAATTATTTGCTATCTATATCAATAAACAAATCTATTGATTCTAAAAATACGTTTTTACCAATTTCATCAGTTAATTCAGATGACTGCTCAATAACTCTTTCTGGATTACCAGCTGGCAATATATCTTCTTTTGTTCCAATTTTTTCAAGCCAAAGCAATAAAACTCAAACATTTTTAAAAGGCATGCTTAGAAAAAATATTAAATTTTATACAGGTTTTTATTTAGAAAATTATTTTGATAATACCACTAATGCTTTTATTTCTCCCAACACATTTATTCCTGGGGGAATATTTTATTCAGATACATGGGAAGAGTCTGATATAAACGAGGTAACAATACAAACATATGATATAGGAAGATATTTACAATCAACGCCAGTATCAGACTATGTATCAAACTTAAAAACGGTAGTTGATGTAATATCAAACATTTTAGATTTATCAGGATTTACTGATTATGACTATGACTCTTTATATACTGTATGTAATAATAAAAATGTTCCAATTGACTTAGCTTATTTTTATGTTAATTCTAAAGATACAACATTAGTAGATGCTTTAGATCAAATATTTCTTCCATATCAAATAGGAGCATTTATTAATGAATATGGCATTATGAAATTTTTAAGCTTGTCTGAAATACTAGGAACAACTTCAACTGTACTAACAGTTGATGATTCTGATATTTTAGAAAATGGATATTCAGTAGTTAATAATGCAAAGCCAGGAAAAGTTTCACTTAGATATCAATCGCCAAAAATTAAACAATCTTTAGCATTACAAAATTTGTTACTAGAGGCAAATTCTCCATCATTTATTTATACGACTGGAAGTGATATTGTATGGGCACAGCAAAACGCAGATTCGGTTGGGATGAACTATTTAAATGAAAACATGGATAGTTCTCAAAATTATTTTGTAATGGACAATAATGATTTATTAGATATATTTCATACGTATAACTTAAATACAACTGGATATGCAGCTATTGAAAATGAAATAGTTTCTTTTGTTTATAAAGAATATACTATTGAAGATCAATCTAATAATATAGTTTATGCTAGTGTAAAAAATGATATAGAGCTTGCTGCAGAAATTGATAGATTTAATAAAAAATATATGGTTGGTTTAAAAACAACTGACGGCAGTGTTAAGACTGGATATAATAAAATTATTGAGCCAACTGGCAAAATTACTAATGTACAAAGAGGTATGTTTGGAACAAAAATATCTGATCATACGGTTTTAGATTCTTCAAATGCTGCAAGCAAAAATATATCATGTAAACAAATGTCTAATACATATGTTGTAACTGGGCTTGGAACTTATTCTTCATCTACTGATAATGAGTTTAAGGCTACAACAGCAACAGGTGGAAAAACATTGTTTTATCCTACTACAGAAAGAAGCTCTGTATCTATAAATAGCACTACAGAACCATATAAAACATACTCTTGTAAGTTTAATTTAGCTGACATAGACCTAGCATCTGGCGGATTATTTTTTAATTTAGCAAATACTGAAGTTGATGCAACTAATGCATACTTTTTAGAGTTAGTAAAATATAATACTTTTACTATTACAGAACAAGGAGAAGTCCCCTTTGATCCACCAAGATATATGTATGCCCTTGTTTTCTACCAGTTTAATGGTACAGAAAATGTAATAGCATATGCGGATGTTACTTCAACTATAAAAAATATTATAGCTAATACAGAAAAGGTTTTAGAAAAAAGTGGTACTGGAGAAGATGCCATATATACTCCTACAACAGATCCACGCTATGACTATTTTCATTTAAAAGCGACAACTTATAAATCGTCTGGCACAATAAACTATACAAATGATCAAGGACAGCCAGCAACTACTGATGATGGAGAAAGCACTACTGTTGTAAATTTACTATCTGTATTCTTAAATAATGTTGAAATACGTGGCTGGAAAGTTTACGATGATCCAGCATGGGTTCCAATTGCTATTAATGAAAAAACTGGTCTGCCTAAAAAAGTTCAGCTAAATTCTAATATTACAGCTGGAACAATTTTTGGATCATTTATTTCAACAGATCCAGTAGAGGTTAGTGAATTATATTATCCAGAACAAAATGGTGCTGTAGCTGGAGCAGTTAGAGAAATTTATGCAACACATAAATCTTTGAAAGAAAGAAGTGTAAATTATTATTTTCAAGATAGAGAATTTTTAAATGGCATGATTCAAAATCAAAATATATTTTCTAAATCAAAATCTTATATGATGCAGACTAAGCCATCTGTTCTTGGAATAAACACCTATGATGTTCAGTATACTACTCCAGCAGCTGTTTCTGTAGATGTATTGCCAGTGGAATATCTGCTACAATATTTTCCAGGATCTGAGCCAGTAGACAAAAAATATTTACAGAAAAAAGAAGTTGACGAATACTCACTGTCATACTCTACAATTTTAAACACTGGATTTAGAGCAAAATTTGCTATTGCAAATAATACATCTCATATGGTATTTCTTAAAAAAGATTCTACAGAAATTATGCCACTAACTGTGGTATTGAATTTATGGACACAAGAATTAATAGCTCCTTCAGATCCAGAAGTTATAGAAAAAGTTATGGATAAAAACAATATGGCAGAAACTATACAACTTGACTCAAACTGGATACAATCTAAAGAATCTGCAAATAAACTTATCAATGTAATCGCAAGAGGAATAGATAATTTTTCTAAAGAAGTAAGATTACAAATTTTTGGTAATCCGTTGATACAGGTAGGAGATATTGTCCAGGTGAGTTATTCTTTGTCTGGACTCAATCAACAAAAATATATGGTTAACTCGGTTTCACACTCATTTGACACTGGGTTATCAACAAGTTTATCGCTAAATATGATTGATAGCGGAATATCATATTGAAAATGATATAATGGTAGACAACAAGGAGATACTATGTCTTATGTAAAAATATCAGACCCAGCCATCATGGACTTAGCGGGTATGCAACAAATTATTAATGTTATTAACCAACATAGCGATTATCTTAATGTTTTAATTAATAGGTTTGGAACAGTTATTACTCCTACTTGGGATGAAAAAGCTGCTCAACAAATATATGATCCAGCAACCAGCGTAATCGCCTATGGAAAAACACCAATAGAATCGGATGATGATAATGAGGTTGGTGCTAATAAAACATTTTATGATCAATCTGTAACTTTTGACGGTGTTACATTTTCTCAGGTGCCACATATAGTTGCAACACTTGATAATAGTCAGGGCTCACTAAGTGGTCAACTTGATTTTATGATATCTGTCCATGGGGCTACAACTAGTGGATTTACTCTTAGAGCTATGAGGGCTGGCGTATTTAATGATAAGTGGACCATTGATAACGAAATAAGAGTTAACTGGATTGCTATTGGGCCAAGATAGGTAAAAAATAAATGGCTAAATATAGTTCACCGTTTTCAGTAGGCAAAAGGCAAACTGTATTTATTGATCCAAATGACCCACGAGTTCGTGGACTAAAAGCTGGAATAACAGAATCAAGACTTGGTGCTGAAATAAAAGTTGTAGATGCTGCTGGACTATCACAGTCTGGTTTTTCTTCATACTTAAAAAGTTCGGCACCTTCTTCAAATTTTATAAATACAAAAACTGGATTAAGTCCTAAAAGCACAACTGATCCAGCTAGTTTTACAGATATATCAAATCTTTCTGCTGAATGGATTGGTGAAAGTTTTGTTATAACATTTAATTATGATTTTTCTAATGAAAAAAATAAATATGTTTCAGAATTTAGATATAGATTAAGAACGTCTTCGTATACACCATTTACATTTGAGATATCAACAGTATTAAATAAATCAACAGCCTTACAAACTATTACTTTTACAGAAAAAAACAACCAGGCTGTTTTTGGAGAATTTGCTGGAGAATTTTCTTTATTAGAAGTTTATCCATATGATAGTTTTGGAAATATTGGAAATACTTCAACTTTAGACGTTACTGGAATAATATATAATTCAGATTTACCAGCTCCAGTTCTTCAGGCTAATGCAATAACCTCTGGGTATCTTATTGATTGGACTGAAATTACAGAATCATATGCAAACATTCTTTTAGAAGAGGTTGTCTCAAGTGCAAACTCTGCCCCCGTATCTGGATATTTAAGTGTATATTTTGATCAAATAAAGCCCGCCAAGGTTATAACTGGAAATACAAATCAAAGATGGGTAAGAGGAAGATTTGCAAAAAGTAATGGAACTCTTGGACCATTATCAAATGCAATTAGTGTTACCCCATTAAGTCCTGTTTCTGTTGATAATACTGCTCCAAATGCACCAGCTAGTGGAAATGTAACTGCTGGCATAGATTATGATCCAACATCGCTTGAAGTAGTTGGATTTAATGCATATATAGATATTTCTTGGACTGCAGTTAGTGACAGCACTTTAAAAGGATATAGGATTAGATTTAAAGATAATGCTAGTGCTGGCCCATATTCTTATGTAGATTCTCCAGGAACTGGAACAACATACAGGATTACTGGATTATCAATTGGAACAACATACAGAATAGAAATTGCATCTTATGATGAATTTAATAATACATCATCTGCATATACAAATATAGGAACAGCGGTAGCAACTGGAACTCCATTTATTGGAAAGAATGTTGAAACAACTGGATATTTTCAAGCTTTTCCTGGTGGTGGCAGTACTGCTAATGCATTTAGATTTGGATATGGGGTTGAATCTGGTAAAAGAGGTCTTAGATTTAATGATAGCAACTATTGGTATATAGACTCTTCAGCAAGTGCAACATTTAAATTAGGTGGAGATACCAATAACTATATTGAGTGGAATGGTGCACAATTTGTTATTCAGGGAGATCTTAGGGCACAAAAAGGACAGTTTGATGGCAATGTTCAAATAAAATCTGGAGGATCGTTATATTCTGGAACACTGTCTGGCAATAATTTATCTGGTGCAGGCTTTATATTAAATAATACTGGAATTACATTTAATTCATCAACTGCTAATAACATAACAACTATAAATGGAACAACGGGGTTGCTTACAACAACATCAGCAAAAATTGGTAATTGGGATGTAAATTCAGCATATGAAAATTCAATTTATTCTATATCTGGCAATAATATAATAAAATTAGATTCTTCCGATGGATCAATAACTATTTCTGGAACTGGATATAGTTCTGGTATTGGAAGACCAGATGCCAATAATATTGTTTTTTGGTCTGGATCAGATAGAAGTACAAGTTCTCCATTTTATGTAACAAAAGAAGGACTTCTAAAGTCTGCAAATGCAGACATTACTGGTGTCATACGAGTTGGTGCTAGTGATATGAAATTTGGAGATAATGTTGGTGTAAATGGAAAAAGTGGTTTGCATATTGATTCTGTAAATTATTGGTATTCTGATGCAACATTTAAAGTTGGTAATGCAATAACAGCAACCAATACGTCTGTTACTATTGCTGGAAATACAACAATTAAGGGTGGAGAAATAACTCTTGAAGCAATAGGAACAGTTGAAAGTGACTCTAATAATTTTGCTGGAGATCCAACATTAACTTTAAACACTAGCAATAAAATAGTTAAGGGAAGAAGATTTATATTTAATGGGTCATCATCTCCATCATCAAATGTTATTTTGAGTGGCGGAGAAGGAACCTGGGTAACTGGCGGTGGAACAACTACTTCAGTTAAAGTTGGCGATATTTTAATGGTGTCATAATGGCTAACAAAAGATGGCATAGATTGTCAAGTGGGGGAAGTTGGTCCCCACTTATAATATATAGATTAAACTCTAGTGGTGTTTGGAATCAACTTAATAAGATATATAGGTTGGCATCTGACGGAGTTTGGAAGCTTGTTCATTATGTTCAAAATCTTCCAACAGCAATAATATCTCCTACCTTAACTAATCAATCTTCTATCTCTACAGAATTTTTTGGTGGTGACACGTTAACTTTAACAAGAGGACAATATACAAATACTACAAATAATTCAAATACTTCATACAGAATGACTATATACAAAGGTAATGATCAAAATCTTTCTGTTAACGATACTAATTGGATCCCAGAAATAAGGCAAACTTTTACTGGTGATAACTCTACACAAAATACAACAATAACATATAACTTAACAGATTCTGATGCAGAACTTGGATATTATCTTGTAGGAGAGGTAAAAGTAGATAATGATGTCGCTACTGCAGATTCTGAAAAAATAGATTTTTTAACTACGCCAAAAGTTTTATCAAAAATATCTTTTACTTTGGGAGATTTAAATATAACCAATATCACACATACTGGAGCAACATTTACATGGAGTACATCTGGAATTACAACAGCAAGAATTTTTTCTCAAACACTCACAATTAGACAGGGAAGTTCTACTGGAACAATAGTTAAAACGGTTTCAGTAACACCAGGAACAACAACTACGGTAGTTTCAGACTCTGTTAATATTCTTCCAAGTACATCATATCATGCAACAATTGAGGTTGTGGCAAATGACGGATGGAAACTTACTGCTACCCCAAATAAGCAAACAAAAACAAATACATTTTCAACTACTGCTACTCCACCAACAATAACAAATATATCTAGATCTAATGGAACAATTAAACCAACACCAAGCAATATCTCATTTTCTTCATCAAACAATACAGTTACAACTACGTGGACAAATGGTTCTCCATTAACATCTGTAACTTTTGATCCAGATGGTGCTGGTGCAGACGGAACTCCAGTAACAGACATCTCTTCTCCTTTTATAACATCAGACTCAAGATCATATTCATCAAGTGGCACATATTCTGTTGTTGTAAGTAATACAAATGATAATACACAAATAAATGTTTCTTGGGATCAAACAAATGCAGCCAGCTATGTTATTAACTATACTGGATCAACATCTGGTGCTGGATCTGTATCTGGAAATAATAGCGGTACAAGTGTTTCAGTAAACATACCCTGGGAAACAAGCCTTGTTGGTACTTTTAGATTAGATAGTATTGTTCTTTATACTGAAGCAAACCAATCTGGGGCATCAATAACTGGATCTGGAATATCTGGTTTTATTAGTGCAACTTCAGAAACTGGTACAGCATCTGCAAGCACAAGCCTCACATATGTTGAACCGATAGGTCCTTTTACATATACAGTATCCAATGCAACACTTGATCCAGCAAGACCAGACCCATATACTAACACATTTAATGCTGCTGGAACACAAATTAGTTCAGACTGGAATAATACAGCAAATACATCATATTGGAAATATTCAATAACAGGCGGTTCTCAAGGATCTAGAACAAGCAATGTAACTGTTTCAAATGGATCTTTTTCTGTTACTCCAGGAAGCTCTTATACTACTACTGTAGTATCTGTAAATGAAGATAGAAGGGTAAGTGTTTCTTGGAATGCTGCAAGTGGGGCAAACAGCTATGTTGTTTCATATACAAATGTTGGATCTCCTACTTCTGAAACTGTTACAGGAACATCTTTAAATATAGTTACCTTTGGAACAGTTGTTATTAATTCAGTTACTGCATATACTAACTCAAATGCAACTGGATTTTCTCGTTTAGGAACTTTATCTGGAAGTAATACAGTTACTCCAGTTGATAAAGAATCTGAATCAAGATCAGCAGGTCCAGATACGGCTCCTTCTGCTCCAGTCAATACTGTTGCTCCAGTCGCTTCTCCATCAAGTGGTGTTGTAGGAACAACATTTACTTGCTCCACTGGTACCTGGACTGGATCACCAACTTCATACTCCTATCAATGGCAAACATTTGAAAGTGGTTTTGGATGGTCAAATATTTCTGGAGCAACCACAAATACATTTACCCCTGGATCTGGATATGCTGGAACAACTAACAAATGTATAGTTACTGCAACAAATGGTGCTGGTAGTAACAGTGCAGAATCTAATACAATTCAGGTTACAATTCCTACACCTTTCTTCCCGCCTTTCTTCCCTCCTTTCTTCCCACCATTCTTCCCACCATTCTTTGCCCCAGTTTATACCCTTACTGTTAATTGTAATGGAGGAACTGGTTGCCCAGATTCTGGAACACATACTGGTTCATATACTATACCAAGTACTAATCCAACAAGAACAGATCATTCATTTAATGGATATGGCGTCACATGTTCTGGATCTTCTATTGGAACATACACTGCTGGACAAACAATCCTTTGTGAAGGTGCGTTAGTGCTAACAGCATCATGGACTTCTCTATTGGCTTCTCCAGTTAATACCGTTGCTCCAGTTGCCACTCCATCAAGCGCTGTCGCTGGATCAACATTTAGCTGTACAACTGGTACATGGACTGGGTATCCGACACCTACGTACACTTATCAGTGGCAATCATTTGAAAGCGGATTTGGATGGTTTAATATTTCTGGTGCTACTAGCAGCTCATTTACTGCAGGATCTGGATATGCAGGAACTTCTCTTAAATGTATAGTTACTGCAACCAATAGTCAAGGAAGTGCATCTGCAGAGTCTAACAATGTTCAGGTTACAGCTGCCCCACCGTTCTTCCCACCGTTCTTCCCTCCGTTCTTCCCTCCATTCTTCCCAGGGTTTGGACCGTTCTTCCCACCATTCTTCCCACCGTTCTTCCCACCGTTCTTCCCACCATTCTTCCCACCGTTCTTCCCACCATTCTTCCCACCGTTCTTCCCAGGGTTTGGACCATATTTTGGACCATGGTAATATGAAACCAAAGACCTGGTATAATATATAAGGAGGAAAAATGAGCACACTAACTAATGAAGATAAAATATCTATCATTAATCAGCATAAAAGAAATTTAGATTATACTAAATATGGACTTGAACTTTCATTAATGGAAGAGCAGGCTGTTCCAGAGCCAAATGAAATGAGAGTTAAATCTTTAGGTGATCAAATAGAAGAGCTCAATAAAAAAATACAGGTATTAGATAAAGAATTAGAATCTTTATCTTAAAAATAGCAGGGGTGTATGGATAAAACCGAATTAATTATAACTGCATTACAACAAAGAATAGGTGAGCTAGTTTCCGCATATGAAACTCAAATTGCCGTTCTTCGTGCAGAAATTACAAGCATGATCAATGATGAAAAACAAAAAAATGTTGATGTTGAAGAGTACTCTAATGAATTGCTTTCTAAGATAGATAGTATGTAATTAAATATGTTATGTAAAAAATGTAATGGCAGAGTTTTTGTAGATAGGCAATATAGTAGCTCTATACACCTAGAAACTTTTTGTATAATGTGTGGTCAAAGAAAATTTTTTCATCCACCATCTGATAGTGCGGAGGGTTTATGGCTACTGGAAAAAGAAAAATTGTTAGCCAAGAGTACAATAACGACCCTGTAATATCTGGTAATAAAAAGGTTTGGTTTCTTAATGGAGATCTTGTAAGACTTCATCATAGCTCAAGATCCACTGGAATGGTAACTGTTTATAACATAACAAAAGATAGGCTTGAAACTTGTTTACGTTCTGACTTTAGAAAAAATAGACAAAAGGCATATACTGTAGCAGAAACTGCCGTTCTTGTCAATAGGCATAGAAAATATTTTCCAAGATTAATAAAATGGGGAGTTATACCTCCGCCAATTGGATCTAAAATAAATGGTGAAAGAGGATGGCAAATAAGATCATACTATTCTGAATCACAAGTAAAAGACATACGTGATATACTAGCATCTAGACATATTGGAAGACCAAGAAAAGATAATTTAATAACAAACAACCAAACTCCTACTTCTCAAGAATTGACACGTAGAATGGGCGATGGTATACTTACATATACAAAAACTTCAGACGGTAGGTTTATACCAGTTTGGACAGAGAGCATATAAAGCCTGGGGAGGGCAAATGCAAAACGAAGAAACAAAGGTTAGTGTAACCTTGGGTTATACCTTAAACTTAGGAAATTTTCAATCCTTGAGATTAGACCTAGGAATTATTGATTCTAGGCGTGATGGTGAAAATATAGATCAAGCTTTTGAAAGAGTTTATAAGTTTGTTGAAGATAAGCTTACATCAAAAATCAATGAAGCAAAAGTTGAGCTAGAGTCATAATGGCTGAACGCAAAGACCGAATGGCTTTGCTCAGTCGCTACAATAAGCTTTATTTGCAGAGATACGAGCAAAAGTCTAATATTAATCTTAACGTAGAACAATGGGCAGCAGATGCTTTAGTTGAATCATATGGATTAAAGGCTTGTTGTGATTTATTAGATTATTATTTTAAAATAGCCAATGATCCGTCGTGGAACTATTTTGCATATAATGCTGAAAAGATATTATCTGGTAAGCTTGAAGTTGAACAAGATAAAAAAGAAAGACGGCATCGCAGAGAGCTGGCTAGGAAGTGGTTAAGTGAATAATTCAGAGGCAAAGGTAATATCAGCAGTACTAAATGATAAGCAGATGCATGTTTTGCTTCAGGCCAATCTAGATAACTTACTTAGAACCCATAATGATGTATGGAACTTTATTAGGCATTATTTTGATATTAATGGATCTGTTCCGCCATCATCATTAGTAGTTGAAAAGTTTAGAGATTTTCAAATTATTCCAGATATTGGAGCAACCAAACACCATCTAGATGAGCTACAGGTTGAGTATTTAAATGATAGCTTAAAAGATATCTTAAGAAATGCTGCTACAGATGTTCAGGGTGGCAATGCAACGCAAGCACTTGATCAGCTTATTACTAAGACCTCAGAACTCAAAAAAAATACATCAGCAATAAGAGATGTTGATGTAACTGATATTGATTCTGCCGTTGCCTATTATGAAAATGTTCAAAAGATGAAAGAGTCTGGGCAAGTAGGAATCAAGACTGGCTTGCCAGGGTTTGACAATTATCTCCCATCTGGAATTATGCCAGGTCAGCTTGGGGTATTCTTGGCATATCCAGGGATTGGAAAATCCTGGCTTGCTCTTTACTTTGCAGTGCAAGCTTGGAAGCAAGGTAAGTCTCCACTAATCATTTCTCTTGAAATGTCAGAAACTGAAGTGCGTAATCGTGTATTTGCAATTATGGGCGAAGGCTTGTGGTCACATCGTAAATTAAGTAATGGCGAAGTAGAAATTGATATGTTAAAAAAATGGCATACTAGCAAGCTTGAGGGCAAGCCAGCATTTCATATCATCTCAAATGATTCTGGTGGAGAAGTTACGCCATCTGTAATTCGTGGAAAGATTGATCAGTATAAGCCAGACTTTGTTGTTGTTGATTATCTTCAACTTATGTCTCCTAATCAAAAGTCTGATAATGAGACGGTACGCATGAAGAATCTTTCTCGTGAACTTAAACTTATGGCTATTAGCGAAGAGGTACCAATTATTTCAATTTCTTCTGCTACGCCAGATGATGTGAAGGATCTTAGTAGCGCTCCAACACTTGGTCAAACTGCTTGGTCACGACAAATTGCATATGATGCTGACTGGGTAATGGCACTTGGTCGTGCTACAAATAGTGATATTATTGAGTGTGTATTTAGAAAAAATAGAAATGGTTTTATGGGAGACTTTTTAGTTCAAGTAGATTTTGATAGAGGATATTATAGATACAAGGATTTTGAAGAAAAATAATATGTCCATAACTCCAAGAATTGACAACGGCATAGTTACTGTTTATTCTAATAATATAGATATAGATTACTGGATTAATATTTTAGAAAAGGTAAGTAGCGATTCTTATCCATTTGAAAATGTAGATCGTAGACCACATCAAACAATGGAAATACCAGCGCTGTATGATAGGCGTGATAGCTACGCATCAATTGAGGTTCGTGCAATGTTTTATAATATATTGCACATATCTCTTATTGATTTTATGAAAAAAAATAACATGAGTAAAATGGAACCACTAAGAAGCACAATAACAGCATCCAAGCTTCTACCAAATACTCCAATGAATGCACATCAAGATATTACAGATTCAAGAGTAGATAGTTTTATTGCTCAACTATATATTAACGATGATTACGATGGTGGAGAATTATTTTTTCCAGATCATTCGTATGCTTATAAGCCTAAAGCTGGAGATATGGCATATTACAAAATGAACGATATGCACGGAGTTCTTGAAACAAAATCTGGATTAAGGTATACTATAGGATACAGTCTATTGGGGCCATACTATTAATATGAATAAAAACAAGGATACATATACAGAAGATCAGGTTAAAAGAGTGTTGACTGGAATTGGAGTTGACATAGAATCTGAGGTAGGGTTAGAGTATATTGTTTTTTGTCCATTTCACAATAATTCTAGAACAGCAGCAGCAGAAATAAATAAATATAATGGCATGCTTTTTTGTTTTTCATGTCAAAAAGTTGCAGATTTATTAGAAACAGTTATGCAGGTTAGTGGTAGAACATATTTTGAAGCACTAAGATACATAAAAAGCAAAGAAAAAGAATCAGATATATCTTTAACAATAAATAAAACACTGTATTCAAAACCAGATTTTGTTCAGTTTGATGAACTATTAATTAAAAGATTAAATATTCAAGCACTTGAATCACCTAGGGCCATGAGATATTTTGAGGGAAGAAACATAACAAAAGATTCTGTATCCAGATTTAGTTTAGGATATTCTGAAAAACAAGATTCAGTAACGATACCAGTACATTCACCAGACGGTATGTGTATTGGTTTTGTTGCAAGAAGTGTTGAGGGTAAAGATTTTAAAAATACACCAGGACTGCCTAAGAGCAAAGTGCTTTTTAATTTACATAGAATTAAAAATTCTGAAATAGTATACTTAGTAGAGTCTTCATTTGATGCTATTAGATTAGATCAAGTAGGTTTCCCAGCCGTTGCAACGCTTGGGGCTAATGTTTCTGTATCTCAAACTGAGTTGCTTAAAAAATATTTTAGCAACATAATTTTGATTGCAGACAACGATGATGCAGGAAAAACAATGTCAGAGAAACTTATTGAAAAATTAGGATCTCAAATAACAATAATAAATATAGATAAAAAATATAAAGATATTGGAGACATGGATGATGATTCAATTAGACAACTTGAGTATAAGTTTGACAATTCCATTATCGCTATGCTACAATAGAAAAAACACAAGGAGAAACAAAACAAAATGGCAATCGTAAAAGGACTAAAAAACATAAATGCATTAGTAGATAAGCCTAAGTCCGAAGGAACTGGACTTAAGGTTCGCTGGGTTAAATTGGCAGATGGTCAATCTGCAAAAATTAGATTTGTTAATGAGCTAGATTCTGATTCTGCACATTTTAACGAAGATCGTGGTTTGGCAGTTGTGGTTTCAGAACACACTAATCCAAAGGATTATAAGCGCAAGGCTGCTTGTACACAGGAGTCAGAAGGTCGCTGCTTTGGCTGTGAAATGGCCCGTAAAGAGCCTAAGAGTGGCTGGAGAGCACGTCTTCGCTTCTATACTAATGTGCTTGTAGAAGATGGATTAGAAGACCCTTATGTGGCTGTTTGGTCACAAGGTATCAGCAAGCAATCAGCATTTAATACAATTCGTGAATACGCACTTGAGACTGGTAGCGTATCCAACGTTCAGTGGAAGCTTAAGAGAAATGGTCAGGGTACTGAAACAAACTATACCCTAATCCCCTCAGCTCCAGATGCAGAACCTTTCAAGTGGGATGGTATTGAACCATTCAATCTTGAAAAGGTTGTTCGTGAAGTTCCATATCCAGAGCAAGAAGCTTTTTACTTTGGATTTGATACACCTTCCGTTACTGCAACAAACGTTGACTGGTAATATATGAATTATGTTGGGCTTCATGTCCACACACATTACTCGCTAATGGATGGTGTGGCAACTCCGCAAGAATATGTAAATAGAGCAGTTGAACTGGGTATGCCAGCAATTGCAATTACAGATCATGGCACTCTTTCTGGACACCGTGAAATGTATCGTCTTGCAAAAGAAGCAGGTATCAAACCTATTCTTGGCGTAGAAGGCTATATGACGACTAATCGTTTTGATAATAGGGCGAAAGCAGATAGAACTGATCCATTAGATCAAAACTATCACCATATAGTTCTTCTAGCCAAGAACCAACAAGGATTAGAAAATCTAAACAAGATAAATGAAATTGCTTGGACTGAAGGATTTTTTAGTAAACCAAGATTTGACTTTGAAATATTAGAAAAATATAAAGAAGGAATTATTGTAACCTCTGCTTGCCTTAGTGGTTGGATAGCCAAGGCGGTAGAGTTAGATGAACTTGCTATTGCAAAAAAACATATTAAATGGTTCAAACAAACATTCGGCGATGATTATTATATTGAAGTAATGCCACACAATCCAGAATATGTTAATAAGGGACTCATAAGCTTGGCAAAGTCAATGAATGTAAAAATAGTTGTTACACCAGATTGCCATCATTCTGATACCAGTCAAAAAGAAATTCAAGAACTCATGCTTATTCTTAATACTCATGCCAAATTACAAAAAGATGTAACATATGATAAATCCAAAAAACATAAAGATATGATGGAGCGCTTGGATTATTTGTATGGAGCAGACCGTCAAATGTCTTTTAGATCTTTTGATATTCACCTGCTTTCCTATGAGGAGATGAAGCAGTGTATGAAAAATCAGGGTATTGAAAATGAAGAAATGTTTCAATCTACTATTGATATTTATAATAAAGTAGAAGAGTATGATATCAAGTCTGGGCTTACGCTCTTGCCAGTTCAGTATAAAAATCCTGATCAAGAGCTTGCCAATCTTGCACTTGCTGCATTAGAAGAAAAAAGATTAAATAGCAACTGGCTTGGTAATGATATTTATGAACAAAGACTTGACGAAGAGCTTTACATTATTAGAGAAAAAAAGTTTGCTCCATACTTTCTTGTAGTTCGTAACATGATTAATTGGGCTAAGAAAGAAGGGATTATGGTTGGTCCAGGTCGTGGATCATCTGCTGGTTCTTTGCTTTGTTACCTTCTTGGAATTACTGAGATTGATCCAATTGAGCATGGACTTCTATTCTTCCGATTTATTAATCCAGAACGAAATGACTTTCCAGACATTGATACAGACATTCAAGATTCTCGTCGTGATGAGGTAAAAGATTATCTTGTTAGACAATACCGACATGTAGCATCTATTGCAACATTTTTAGAGTTTAAAGATAAGGGTGTTGTTAGAGATGTATCTAGAGCTCTCAATATTCCTTTGCCAGATGTTAACAAAGTTTTAAAAACAGTTGATACTTGGGATGAGTTTTGTACATCTAAAAACTCAGCGTGGTTTCGTGAAAAATATCCAGAGGTAGTGACATACGGTGATCAGTTGCGTGGTCGTATTCGTGGAACTGGAATTCATGCTGCAGGCGTTGTAACTAGTAAAGAACCAATTTTTAAATACGCTCCACTTGAAACACGCAATGTTACTGGTGCTGATGAGCGCATTCCAGTTGTAGCGGTAGACATGGAAGAGGCAGAAAGAATTGGTCTTATTAAAATTGACGCTCTTGGTCTAAAAACTTTAAGTGTTCTTAAAGATACCATAGATATTATTGAGCAAAGACATGATAGAAAGATTGATCTTCTTTATATTGATATGGATGACAAGAATGTTTATCAAATGTTATCTGATGGATATACAAAAGGTGTGTTTCAGTGCGAAGCAACGCCTTATACAAATCTATTGGTAAAAATGGGTGTAAAAAATCTTGCAGAATTAGCTGCTTCAAATGCTCTTGTTCGTCCAGGTGCAATGAATACCATTGGAAAAGATTATATTGCTCGTAAGCACGGTAGACAAAATATTGATTATATGCATCAAATAATGAAACCTTTTACAGAGGAAACATATGGGTGTATCCTATATCAGGAGCAAGTTATGCAGGCCTGTGTAGAGCTCGGCGGTATGACTATGGCAGAGGCTGATAAAGTAAGAAAGATTATTGGTAAAAAGAAAGATGCAAGAGAATTTAATGCATTCCAAGATAAGTTTGTTAAAGGCGCTTCTGCTTATATTGCTCCTAATGCCGCTTTGGATCTGTGGCACGATTTTGAGGCGCATGCGGGATACTCGTTCAACAAGTCTCATGCGGTTGCTTACTCTACGCTCTCTTATTGGACGGCGTGGCTAAAATATCATTATCCTATAGAGTTTATGTATTCTCTTTTAAAGAACGAAAAGGACAAGGACACACGAACGGAGTATTTAATTGAAGCAAAAAGAATGGGCATTCCGATTAAGCTACCTCATATTAATGATTCAGATAAAGATTTTAAAATTGAGGGTAAGGGTATCAGGTTCGGTCTTTCTGCCATTAAGTACATCTCTGATACTATTGCTGACAGGTATATTGCTGCTCGTCCATTTAGCTCATACAAGGATGTAGAAGAGTTTACCTTTACAAAAGGTAATGGTGTAAATAGTCGTGCACTACAAGCAATGAATGCTATTGGTGCATTAACATTTGCAGATAATCCTTCAGATCAAAATAAAGTAAGAGAAAATCTTTATGAGTATCTTAATTTGCCTGAATTTAATATGCCAATTCCTCAGCATTACTATGCATACATAAATGACATTGAAGAGTATGAAGAAAAAGGTGCTTTCATTTTGATGGGTATGGTAAAATCAATTAAGAGAGCAAAAGGTTGGTCTAGAATAGAGCTATTAGATAAAACAGGAAGTGTTGGTATATTTGATGAAGAAAATACGGATATTGAGGCTGGTCGTACTTATATTATCCTTGCAAACGATAATAGGGTTGTTTCTGCAGTACCTGTTGATGAAATATCTAATTCATCCGATGCCCTGATAAAGTTTCTTAATTATAAGATGTTGCCATATAAAGATGACGAAATGTTTGTAGTTTCGTTTAAGCCCAGAATAACTAAAGCTGGTAAAAAGATGGCATCTCTTACAGTTGCAGACTCTGGAAGAGAGTTACATGCAATTACAGTATTTCCAACAGCATTTCCTAAAGCATATATGCATGTGCAACCAGGAAATGTATATAAGTTTGAACTTGGTAAAACAAAAGATGGTACAGTGATAATGGAGGATGTGGTAAGTGTTTGATGAACTAGCAGAAAAAATACATGATAATGCAAAATCAAAAGGATTCTGGGATAGACCTGCAGATGAAATATTTGTTGCAAAACAAATGATGATGATTGTTTCAGAAGTAGTAGAAGCAATGGAAGTTGTTCGTAAAGATATGGATCCAGATAAACTATCTGATGAGTTTGCGGATATTATTATTCGTACCCTTGATCTGTATGCAGGCATGGTGGATGCAGGATATATGAAAAAATCTCTTGATTATGCTATTAAAGAAAAGATGGATATTAATTCTAATAGGCCAAAGAAACATGGTGTTAGATTCTAATGACACCAAGTGTAGAGGAAGTACTTGCACAGCTTAATCCTAAATTACGAAAAAATATTTTAATTGGAGACTCTGTTCCAAAAACAGAATATGCTACTACTCCTAGCTTTGGACTTAATCGTGCCCTTAACGGTGGACTTCCGTATGGCAGACAAGTGCTTATATGGGGTAGTAAATCTTCAGCCAAGTCATCTCTATGCCTACAAATGATTGCGCTTGCTCAGAAAGAAGGCAAGGTTTGTGCATGGATTGATGCAGAAATGTCATATGACAAAGCATGGGCAGAAAAGCTTGGGGTAGATACATCAAAACTTATTGTCTCTCAAGCAAGAACTATTAATGAAATGGTTGATGTTGGTGTAAACCTAATGGAAGCTGGAGTTGATCTTATTGTAGTTGACTCTATTACATCTTTACTACCTGCAATTTATTTTGAAAAAGATAGCGATGAACTAAAACAACTTGAGAATACAAAGCAGATTGGTGCAGAGTCTCGTGACTTTAGCAATGCTTGGAAAATGCTTAACTATGCAAATAATAAAGTCAAGCCAACACTGCTTGTTCTAATTTCACAATCAAGAAATAATATTAGTGCAATGTATACAAGTCAGCAGCCCACTGGAGGACAGGCCACTAAATTTTATTCATCTACTGTTATAAAACTATTTTCATCTGAATCAGATAACCAAGCAATTAAGGGGAAGATTAATGTTGGAGATAAACTTATTGAAGAAAAGATTGGTAGAAAAGTTCGTTGGGAACTTCAGTTCTCTAAAACTTCTCCTGCTTTCCAGTCTGGGGAATATGATTTTTATTTCAGAGGCACTGATGTTGGGGTTGATACCATTGGCGATCTCGTTGACACTGCTGAACTGATGGGCATTGTTGAAAGAACAGGTGCTTGGTATGTTTTACCAGATGGCACTAAAGTTCAAGGCAGGGAAGGCTTTATAAATCGTGTAAAAGAGGATTTAAACCTACAAGATGATATTAGGTCTAAGGTAATGAATGCTTAATTACACAACCTATCCTGGCATTTTTCCATGTAAAACGTGTAAAGAAGATGTAAAGACATGCAGGGTATATCCTGATACGGGAGAGTCAACATGGCTTTGTAGTAAAAAACACTTATCAAAATGCCAGCTTTATATAGTTGGATATAAAAAGAAAAGAGATTATGAGCGAAAAGAACGAGAGTAAAAGACTTGGTGCTAAGCAGCATAAAAACTCTGGTAGGAATACAAAAAAGGGTGACGCTACTTGGAAAAATTTTACGGTTGATTTTAAAGAAAGCTCTAAATCCTTTACTATAAATAAAGATGTCTGGGCAAAAGCAGTAACAGATGCAATTAGAAATGGAAATGATCCAGCTATAGTAATTGTTTTGGGAGATTCTGGAGTAAGAACAAGATTAGCTGTAGTAGAAGTAGGACTTTTAGAAGATATTTTAGGAGAATATAATGAAAAATAATGAGCAGTCAAAAACAACACTTGATATGATTAATGGACTTTCTGAGATTTCTGATTATATGAATGATGAGGAACTTACTACTGCTTTAACCATGATTGCAAAATTAATCATTAAACCAGATATTCCCCCACATGTAGCAAGTCTTGAAATTGTTAGGCTGCAGGCTATTGCAGCAAAAATGTCATTTAAGGCTACTTGGATGACAAATGTAGATAAATCTGATAGAGGAAAGAAAAATATTTATTACACGGCAGCTGAGTCCATAAACAATCTTGTGTCAGCACTCAAGTATATAATGCGCTAGTCTGATATACTTATATATAACAAAAAGGATAACTATGACCAAAAATTTATTAAAGCAAGTTATGTTAAAAGAATCAGACAGCAAAAAAGAAAAAAAACGACAAGAAAAAATTTTTGATTCTGAAAAAATTATTGAAAAGATTAATTCTGGGTACACCGTAATGCGTGGACCTAAGCATACTAAGAAAAAAACATTTGCCCCATCTACTATAGTTTATGGACATGGGGAATGCCCACGCTATTGGTATTTGGCTTTTAATGGTGCAATTTTTCAAGATGATACAGATGCATATGCTGCAGCCAATATGCAGTCTGGAACAATGTCACATGATAGAATCCAGCAAGCAATGATTAATTCTGGAATTGCTAAAGTATTTACCAATGATAAAAATGAAAAAACAACAGAGTTTAAAGTAACATATGATGATCCTCCAATATTTGGTTATGGTGATGCCATGATTGACTGGGAAGGCGAAGAAGTTATAGCAGAAATTAAAACTATGATGAGTGAAGCATATGAATATCGTAAAAAAACAAATAAGCCTAAAATTGGTCATCTTGTTCAGCTTTTAATATATATGAAAATTTTAAAAAAATCTAAAGGAGTATTAATTTATGAAAATAAAAATACTCATGATTTAATGATAATCCCAGTTGAAGTTAATGATGATTATAGACAATGGATTGACTATGCTTTTGAGTGGATGAAAGAAGTAAGGCAGGCTTGGAAAAATCAAACATTGCCAACAAAAAATTATCGCAATAATTCAAAAATTTGTAAAGGGTGCCCAGTAAGAGATGCATGTACAGAGGCAGGACCTGGATCAATAAAGATTGCTTCCTTGGAGGAATTGAGTGAAGCTCTGTAATAGATTTGATTGTGAAATATATTTTCGTCCTAAAGTAAGCTATCAGGTTTACTGTTCAGATGAATGTAGAGATATAGCAACCAAAGAAAAAATTGCAGAAAGATACCAGGTAACAAAAAGACTAAAAAGAAAAGGCAAGATAAGAAAATGCCTTGGTGGTTGTGGAGTTAAATTATCAATTTATAATGATGAAGGATTTTGTTCAAATTGTAATATTGTACAAAAAGAAGTTAATAAAATGCTAAGGCAAATTAAAGGATATTTTGATTATGAATAATGTCAAACCCAACAATATTTGTGCTATTGATGCAAGTACAAGTACTGTTGCTTTTGCTATTTTTTCAGATAATAAAATAAAAAATACTGGTAAAGTTGCATTTTTTGGTCATGATATATATGAAAAAGTTATAGATGCAACTGCTAAAACCAGAGCATTTTTTAGACTATACGAAATAGATGCTGTTGTTATTGAACATACAGTATTTATGAACTCCCCTAAAACTGCAGCAGATTTGGCTATGGTGCAGGGGGCAATTATTGGTGGTATTGGATTAACTGGTATTAATCAAATAGGAAAGGTATCTCCCATTACCTGGCAAAACTATTTAGGAAACAAAAAATTAAGTAAAGAAGAACAGTTAGCAATAAGATCTGCAAACCCTGGCAAGTCAGATTCTTGGTATAAGTCTTATGAAAGAGGCTTGAGAAAGCAAAGAACAATTAATCTTATTGATATTATTTATGATAAAAAGATAGAAGATAATGATGTTGCCGATGCCTGCGGTATAGGTCATTGGGCTATTCATAATTGGGAAAAAGCTATTGGGGTTGACAAATAATAATATGCCTGCTAAACTATATACAAGCGAGTCTTGGCTTCGTAAGCGTTATGTTATGGATAAAAAAACTCCACAGGAAATGGCAAAAGAATGTGGAACAAGCGTAGAAACAATATACGTTTATCTAGCTAAATTTGGATTAAGGAAGTCTAAAAGATGAAGAAGTTGGCAGTTGGTTTATTTATTTTAGGAGCTATTGCTTCTGTTGGCACTGCGTACGGATTATTAGCTTTTGGAAAAATACTAGAAGAAGACGATAACTATTTTGATGAAGAAGACTATGAAAACTAAACCTACTAAATTAGTAACTAAGGTAGATCAAGTTAATCATCCAGAGCATTACACTACAGATCCTTCTGGTGTTGAGTGTATTGAAATAACAAGGCATCGTAACTTTAATATTGGTAATGCATTTAAATATTTATGGAGAGCTGGACTTAAAGATGAAAAAAAACATGTTGAAGATTTAAGAAAGGCTATGTTCTATATACAAGATGAGATCAATAGATTAGAAGGAAAATATGACAAGCACAGAGATTGATCTAATTAATCATCTTGATGAGGTAAATCGTGTTGTAGAAGAATATTTAAAAGGTAGTGATCCAACAAGAATATCTAAAGATCTGGCTATTCCAAGGACTCGCGTTGTTGCACATCTTGATGAGTGGAAGAAGATGGCATCAGATAATACGGTAATCCGTGCCCGTGCCAAAGAAGCGCTTGCTTCTGCCGATGCACACTATAATAAACTTATTAACAAGGCATATGAAGTTATTGAGGATGCAACAACTACAGCAAATTTAAATGCAAAAACTGCAGGCATCAAGCTTGTTATGGATATTGAATCAAAAAGAATTGATATGTTGCAAAAAGCTGGATTGCTTGAAAATAAAGAACTTGCAGAAGAAATGGTTGAAATAGAAAAAAGACAAGAAGTTCTTGTTGGAATTCTAAAAGATATTGCTTCTTCGCATCCAGAAATACGTGATCTTATTATGCAACGGCTTTCAGCTATTGCAAAAGAGGGTGAAGTGATTACGATTGTCCACGATGTTCAATGATTTTCTTGAGGCATTACAGGATAATCATTTTGAAGAAAAACCTGTAGATGTAAAAACATTTGTAGAGTCGCCAGACTATTTGGCCCAGCCACCACTTTCTGATATTCAGTATGATGTAGTTGAAGCGATGAGTCAAATTTATCGTAAAGAAGATTTACAAGTTCTTTTAGGAACAGAAGAAGGCAGCAGACATTATAGTAAATACACCAAAAATGAAATTATTCTGCAGCTTGGCAAGGGTAGTGGTAAAGACTTTGTTTCTACAGTAGCATGTGCATATGTAGTATATAAACTGCTATGCCTTAAGGATCCAGCAAGATATTATGGGAAGCCAGCTGGAGATGCTATTGACATTATTAACGTTGCTATTAATGCTGAACAGGCTAAGAACGTGTTCTTCAAAGGCTTTAAGACAAAGATTGAAAAGTCCCCATGGTTTGCAGGAAAGTATGACCCCAAGGTAAATTCAATTGGTTTTGATAAATCTATTACTGTTTATTCAGGACACTCAGAACGTGAATCTCATGAAGGTCTAAATCTTTTCATGGCTGTACTTGATGAGATATCTGGCTTTGCTACAGAGGTTGGCACTGGAAATGATCAAGGAAAAACTGCTGATAATATATACAAAGCGTTTCGTGGTACTGTAGATTCTCGTTTTCCAGATCTAGGCAAAGTAGTTCTTCTTTCATTCCCCCGCTATAACGGCGACTTCATTTCAAAGCGGTATGAAGAAGTAATTATGGAAAAAGATGTAATAGAACGCAGACATAAGTTTATTATTAATGAAGAATTACCAGAAGGACCAGATAATGAGTTTGAGATTGTTTGGGAAGAAGATCAAATTAAATCATATAAATACCCTAGAATGTTTGCACTAAAGCGTCCAACATGGGATGTAAATCCCACTAGAAAGATAGATGATTTTAAGATTGCATTTTTAACTGATCTTGGTGATGCAATGATGCGTTTCTTGTGTACACCGACATATTCATCTGATGCATTTTTTAAACAAAAAGATAAACTAGAAAAATGTATGACATTAAGAAATCCTGTGGATACCTATAAAAGATTTGAAGAAAACTTTAAGCCAGATCCAGATAAAACTTACTATGTACATGCTGACCTTGCACAAAAACATGATAAGTGTGCAGTTGCAATAGCACATGTTGAACGATGGGTTAACATTCAAGTAATTAAAGATTACGAACAGGTTGCGCCAATAGTTGTTGTTGATGCAGTTGTTTGGTGGGAGCCTAAAGTTCAGGGTCCAGTTGATTTATCCGAAGTTAAAAAGTGGATACAGAATCTTCGTAGAGAAGGATTTAATATAGGAATGGTCACATTTGACCGATGGCAATCATTTGATATTCAACAAGAATTAAAAGCGGTAGGTATGAGAACTGATACAGTTTCCGTTGCTAAAAAACATTATGAAGACCTAGCTATGATGGTATATGAAGAGCGTGTTGCAATGCCCATGATTCCACTTTTATTAGAAGAAATGTCAGAATTAAAAATCACTGATAATGGTAAACGAGTAGACCACCCACGTAAAAAGTCTAAAGATCTTGCAGACGCTGTTTGCGGTGCTGTATTTGGAGCAATATCACATACAAGTAGAGATTCTAATATAGAAATTGAAGTTCACACATGGTCTTCTGCCTCCCGACTTGCAGAGCAAAATAAGGATATGGTAGAATTAGACGAGGAAATTCCTGACGAAGTTATGGACTTTCTTGATTCGTACAAACTAATATAAACAAGGAGAAAAATGAATTCATTTAAGAAGATTGCAATGGCCTTGGCTGCAGCCTTGGCATTTAGCACATTTTCTGCAATCCCATCAAAGGCAGCAGTCCTTGCTGATAGCT